TAAGAGTGGTTAGATACAAAATAACCAAATTAAAAAAAAAATTTAAGACTACTAACACCACTCAACGCTAAACCTTATAGGCTACTAACACCAGAACAAGTAGCAGAGATTAACAAAAAACTAAATAGTCCGTCACGCAAAGCTCAAAAAAGAAGACACTATTTAGAAAGTAAACAAGTCCAAGAGAAAATTAAACATGGCGAGCAGTTATCTAGTATTAATAAACAACGTGCTAAGAGATCTAAACGAAGTA